GTCATTGATAAATATGCTCAAGAAATGCAAAGACAGTTTGATATCTCACAACAAAATAGAGCCTCACAAGCACTGGGTGCAGGAGCTTTTGGTGGTGGAAGAGAAGGTGTTTATCAAGCAGAAGGTTTAAGAGGTTTTCAAGAACAACTAGGTTCAGGTATTGCTGGTCTTTTATCTAAAGGATATGGACAAGCACAACAAATGGCACAGACAAACTTTGCCGATAGAATGAAAAGATTACAAGGAGCTTCTGGTTTAGAATTGGCTGGAGGAGAATTAGGTTTAGGAGCAGGTACTGCTTTTGGAGATTTAGGATCGACTTATGGTGCAACCATGGCAAACACAGCAGCTACTTTAGGTAACTTAGGTGTGACAGGTCAACAGCAACAACAAGACATTTACAATTTACAATATCAAAATCAAATGAATCAGTTTAAGCAACCCTATGAACAACTTAATTTCATGTCAGGTATTCTCAGCGGCATTCCACAAGGTTTCATGCAGAATGCTGTAGCAGCACAAGGCAATCCTCTTCTAGCTGGTATAGGAGCATTAGGTAATTTTGCGTTCTAAGGGGGTATCATGAGCGATTCAGGATTTGACACCCTCAACACTTTCAAGACAGATTTTACAATCGAGCCTATTGGAGGATATAAGGGACTTCAAGGTATTCAAGGTGGCTCTGTTGATATTCAAAACAGAGAAAAACTTGCAGAAGAAACTGTTGTTAAAGATGAGATTGCAACAGGCTTAGCGGAAGCGGCTGTTGATCAGACTCCTGACTTTAATGCAATGGCTCTACGTTACGCAGGTGAGTTTCTTCCCGTCGCACAACAATCACAAATTAATCAAAGTTTAATCGCACAGCAAATGGGACTCGGTAAGAGAGTTACATTTGATGAAGTATTAGCTGGTATCGAAGAACAGATCGGTCCTCTTCCAAAGAAACCTGGAATACAAAAGTCTTTAGAGTTTCTGACTGATTCAATTAATGCAAGAACACCCTATAAAGGTGCCGCAGGTATTTTTGATGTTATTGCACAAGCATCTGGTAAATTTTTAGAAAGAGAATCTGCTGAAAAAGCAGCAGCCATTACACACAATCTTAAAATGAAGGAAATGGCAATCAAACAAATGCAGGATATAAATGCAGCAACTCTTGCAAAAGAAGGTGAATTCTTTCTAAAGAAAATGCAAATGGACGATGATTACTTACAAAAGAATTTAAGCTTTACTCAAGACTTAGCGTTAAAGTCTGCACAATTTGATATTGACAAAGCAAAAGCATCACACGGTGCGTTGATGGATTTATATGCTAACCCTAATAGACTTTTTGAAAACATTACATACATCGTAGGTGATAAACAAACAGTTGCCACAACAATGAGAAAATTCAATCCTGAGACAGGAGAATATCAATATTTCTTACCACGTGCTGATGAAAAAGGAGGAACTACTTTTGATGTTCCTATTCCAATTGATCCTGCTGAAGGTAGACCTAATTTTTATTTCTCACCTGATGAAGGACCTCAAGCTGACGCTGACCTTGCAATAAGTACACCAAACTTTGGTCAATCATCTGAACTGATTGGTGACTTCAATACTTTAGGTCGATCATCAAGAATATTACAAACAATGTTAGAAGAAGATGAAAAATATCAAGCAGACACAGGTCAATCTCGTTTTGGTATTGAGGGTGCTATTAATTATTTAAAACAAGAAACAGGAGCTACTTTAGATTCATTCTTTAATGCTGTAATGCCTGGTTCTGGTAATGACCTCGTAAACTTAGGTAAAGCTCAGTATGAAAGAGATTTAAGTATCTATCCTTTAAAAGCTGGTGAGGATGAAGAACTATTTGATATTACAATTAAGTTACCAGGTAACGCTTTAGATAAAGTTACAGGTAGAGACACTATAACAAAGAAAGTAGGTTTAGAAGATTTATTTAGACCATCAACTTATGCTGGTGGAAATCAATATGACCCTGAGTTTGCTCGAAACAAAGTTCGTGAAAATCTTATCATTTATTCTATTGCTCGTGCGTTGAAGCCTACAGGTCGTTTGAACGTGGATGATATTAAGAGAGCATCTGATATTGTTAACTTACAAGGTTTAAAATCACCTGACTTTGTAAGAACACAGTTAAGAGAGATTCTTGGATTCTTGAGAGAGGGTCAAAAACTTATTATTGATCAAGCACAAACAGGAGATAAGAACTTTATTTTGGATAATACAGATAGCACAGAAGTTCAAGACTATTTAAAATTTATGGGTGTTAATCCACCTACACCTAATCCTCAACCCGCACCAAACATAAATTCTGAAATTGAAACATCGCCTGTAGAGGATCCAGCTCAAAGTCAAGTTGGTTATAACGGTGAAATATTTACAATGGGAGGTAACATCTAATGGCCGAAAGAATGAAATCAAATCCAAATCTGGTTACGATTTTACCTGGCACACCTAATGCTCATACTTTTTATTTTAAAGATTCACAGAACCCTACTAAAGAAGAATTAAATCAAGTCAGAGAATATTATGGAATACCTTTAGATGTTTCTGCGCAAGAAGCATCTGATATGCTTAACGCTTTAGGTCAACAAGCTTCAGCAAACATTATTTCTGATATTCCTTACGCTCCAAATACAAAAGAATATTACGCAGAGATAGCTCAAAGAGTGGCGGATATCAATCAACGTAAAGCTCTAATTGGTGATCCTGCTAATTACTATTTTAAACAATTACAAAAAAAAGTTCCTGGTCTTGATCAGTTAGTGCCTGATGAGTTAGTATCTAAAGGATCCGCTGAAATGTTTGGTTCTTTGGTAGCACAAATGGGTGCAGGAATACCTGGAAAAGCATACAAATATGCACAAGCAATTCCTTCATTATTAAAAGGAAAAGGTTTTTTAAATATTCCAACAGGTTTACTTACAGAGTCTGCAACTAAATTTGCAGGTAAAACTTTAGCTGCGGATGCTTTAGGTTCACAAGCTGGTGGTTATGTTTATGAATATACAAATCAGTTACTTAGATATTTAAATGACTTACCTCAGGAAAGTCAGGATGAACAAGTTAATAAATTTTTAAAAGATGCATATCTTAACTTAGCATTTAGTGGTGGCTCAATGGCCTTGGGACCTATTGTTAAAAACTTTAAGCCTGCGGTTGGTCGTGTATTATTTGGTTTAGATAACAAAAACCCAGAATATCAAAAAATGATAGAGGTTGCTGAAACCTATGGTATGCCATTAGGTATCATTCAAGCTACTAATAGTTCTTTTTGGAAAGGTTACTCAGAAGTTCTTGGTGTATTTCCATATGTCGGAACACCTTTTAGACGATCACAAGAAGGTGCTAACGAAGCGATTAGACAATATTTTGATACAGCAACAAAAAACTTTGCACCTTTACAAACTATGGCTTCTTTAGGAGGCGACTTAGCAAAATTAGCGGAAGCAGGATATGATGATACCATGACAATTTCTCGAGCTTTGTATCAAGATTTTGAGGCATACGCAGAAAAATTAGCAGGTAAAAAAGTTATTAAAGTAGACACTGTTAAAAGATTGGCCGATGATTTTGCTAAAAACTTACGAAGTGCACAACCACCAGCAAGTGGATATGAGTTTAAGTTTCCTGGCGCAAATTCAGAAAGATTGTTTACAGAGTTTTATGAAAGTTTATCTCGACTAGATCGAGACGGTATTACAATACAACAAGCAAGAAATCTTTTGGATAAGTTTTCAAACTTTCAAAACAGCTACAAAATTGAGGGTAAAGGTATTGTTCCTAAGACAGAAGGACCAAGGATTACACAACTTCAATTAGCGTTAGAAAGTGATTTAAGTCGATTAGTTGCACTTGATGATGATATTGACAAAGTGGTTTTTGAGACTGCTTTAAATAAATTAACAACAGCTAATGATTATCTTTCTGCGGTTATGCCTAAATTTGATAATCCGATTGCTGATCAATATAAATTAGTTAATGCGAGTATATTTGCACCTGGAGCTCCAGGCAAAGCCGTCATCGGTAATGCACAACTATTAGATAATTTAGTAGGTATGGCTAGAAAAGATGAAGATTTGATGAAAGCTATCATGAATTTAGCAGAAACACCTAAAGCAAATCTTGATGCTTATAAAGCAGCAGGTCAAAAAGAAGGTGTCACTAAAAAAGTAAAAGTTCAAAGACTAGATGATGAGCCTTATTTACCTAACGGTGATGAAAATCCAAACTTTGGTAAGACAATCACTACAACAGAAGAAGTAGTTTCTATGGCACCGAATGCAGGTAGAAAGAAAATTTTAAGACATCTTTATGATCAAGCGTTAGAGGAATCTTTCTCTGGTCTTCCTGTGGCAGCAACACTTGGTGATTACAAAAATTTAAAAGGTTTAAATCCTGAACAATTAGCTAAATATGGTTATAAGGGTGGAGTAAGTAAAAACGCACCAGACTTGTTTAAATTTAGAACTGTTCAGTTTGACCCACAAGTATTTGCGGAAAAGCTCGGTTTAAATACGGTTGAAGGTCGTGCCGTATTAGATGTGGCCTTTGAAGGCACCGGTGTCGGAGCTAAAGATATCACTCGATTCTTAGAAGTAGCAGAAAGAGCAGGTAGCTTTGTTGTAAGAGATCCTGCACAGTTTGTTACTCGTCGTGTAACCTTGGGCGGATTTAAAAGTCTTTTATTATTTGGTTTAGGATCAGGTGCAGCAGGATTCTTTGGTGCAGGACTTGCACCTTTAATGGTTCCTTTTATGTTACGATATGGTTCTAGTATTTTAACTGACCCACAAGTATTGAAGTCATTCTCAAAAGCTTTAGAGAGTACAGGTGCAGAAACGGCTCGTCGAACTGGTGTTGCCAAAGCCGTATTTAGTAAAGAAGATCAGCAAGTTTTACTTGACTGGGCTAATAAAACCTTACCGACTGAAGATGAAGTACAGCAAATGGAATTTGTTAACAGAGTAGAAGAGTCCATATTAAGTTTAATGAAAACACCACAGTTACCGATTGAACAAAAATCAGCTCGTGAAGAACAGTTAGATATTATGAGTCAAATGGGTAAAACTCAAACAATGAAACCTGAGGATTTTGAAACAGGAAGAATGTTAGAAGATAGATTAGCTCCAACTTTCCCTGCTGCTGTAACAGATCCTTATAGTTTCATGGAACAGGAGATAGGCTTTCAAGAAATGAATCCACAAACAAGATCCAACTTAGCATTTGGTACCGTAGATGATGCATTAGAATCACAGTATGGTAGCGGAGGCATAGGAGGACTATGATGAAAAAAAGATCATTTGATGGTGGTGTAGCATCCGTTCGAGTCATTCCTATGGGAATGAAAGAGGGTGGTGATTTATCCGTTCCCCCTCCAAAGTCAGATAAGCCTGCACCTAAACAGTTTACTTTTTCGCAAGAAGATATATTACCAAGGTTTGAAGGCTTTGAGCCAGGACCAAATCAGTTTTCATTACCTCAAGAAGAGAAAGTGATTCCGAGTGAACCTGACGTACAACCACGGACCTTGGACCAACGAGGTGACGTTGGTGGGTACGCTGTTCCTGATAAACCCATGTCGAGTGAACCTTTTTTTGATACTGATATGGGCACATTGAGACCTGAAGTAAGTTTTGAAGAAAGATTTTTTTATGGCCCTGTAATCAGGCCACAAGAAGTATATCCCAGGGACCCCGATCCAGGAATCATGGGCATCGCACCAAATAGATTGCCAAATGGTGGTGCTCCTAATTTATTGCAAGCAAAAGACTTGAAACCTGCTGGGATTTTGTCTATAAACAAAGTCTATGATATCTAAAATAAAACAATTTATAAAAAAACTATTTAAGAAAGGAGAACCCGATGAACATCAAGAACATTGGGGTATAGGAGCATGATTGATTTAACAGATGAACTGAAAGACCGGGTACGTATCCATGAAGGCGTGCGCACCCAAATGTATCTGGATTCGCTAGGCAAAGCCACGATTGGTATAGGCCACCTTATTCAGCCTCACGAACGAGATAGATACCGAGAAGGTGTTGAAATCTCCATGGAGGAAGTCGAAGAACTATTTGATATAGACTTGAATAGAGCTGCTGCGGGGGCTGATTTATTAATAGATGAATGTGTTGGACATGATTTACCACAAAATGTATCAGAAGTAATACTGGAAATGGTATTTCAATTAGGCACAAATGGTGTTCGCAAGTTTAAAAACATGTGGAAAGCCTTGAGAGTCAAGGATTGGAAGAAAGCTGCTGAGGAAATGAAAGATTCTAGGTGGCATGCACAGACAACAAAAAGATGTGAGAGCCTTGCAGAAATTGTTGCAAACACAACCATATAAGAGTAGGATTGAATCATGGGTAAAACAGAAAAGAAATTAACTCTACAGGCTATGGAGCGAGAGCGTAAAAAACGTGAATCCAAAGCAAAAAAGAAGATTTCATATAGATATGATCACATTAAAGACCTAGATAAAGAGGTTAGAGAGATCAAAATGAAAAAGGGGGGTTCCGTGAAAAAGAAAAAATTTCCAGATTTAAATAAAGATGGCAAAGTTACCAAGAAAGATATTCTAATTGGTAGAGGTGTCATTAAGAAAAAAAGCGGTGGTTCTGTATCTCGTGGTATGGGTGCTGCAACCCAAGGCGGTAAATTTCAAGGAGTATTCTAATGACTGAAGAACAAATCTTAGAAAGAATCAGAGAGCTTCGTGGCTCACTAACCGAGGACAACGAAACAGAAGTCATGGCTGAAATCATGCAGCTTGAAGACGAACTAACAAGTGATTAATCATGGGCGTTGTAGGAAAAGCTTTGAGAGGTTTTGGTAAGGCTCTCAAAAAAACAATGGACAGCAAAAAAACAGGAGACGTTTTAGAGGCTGGGGTTGTTACTTCTATACCCGCTGCTATGGTTGCAGGTGAAATTAAACATCGAAGAAAGAAAAAGAAAAAAGCAGAGGAAGGTCTAAAGAAGCTAAAAAATATAGTTCCTCACGTTGAATATATTAGATCAAAAAAGAAATCTAAGTAATCCAACTTTTCAATTCATCACCCATAACTTGACTGGCTATGTCAACTTTGTTCTTCAAGGCAGTTAATATTTTCTCATCAACCGTTCCCTGGCAAACAAAGTCAACATAGGTAACTTTATTTTTCTGTCCAATTCTGTGTGCACGATCTTCACTTTGTAATCTTATTTCAAGATCATAATTGTTTGAAAAGTACACAACAGTGTGACTGGCAGTAAGAGTGATTCCATATCCACCAGTCTTAGGATTCGCAATAAGGTACGTGAGATCATGATTTTCATTCTGAAAATTCTTAACAAGTTCCAAGCGATCATCACTCGCAGTGTCGCCATAAAAAGCGTCAGCTTTTGTTTCACCATATTTTTCCTTTAGTTTTTTTGTGATAGTTTCGATGTTATGTCGATAGGTAGCCCAGATAATAACTTTACCATCAACTTCCTCTAAGACATCCAGCAATTCATCGTAACGTTTGTTAGGCACGTCGTGGATTTCACCTTGATCATTAATGGTGAACCCACAACATACCTGGTGCAACTTAACAATCTGTGAGAGCCGGTTCACAGATGTCGTTGTTTTGTCATTGAAAATAAACATTGCGTTTCTTCTCAATGATTCATAAGCTACAAGTTGTTTCTCACTCATAGGTATGAACCTTTTCATATATATTTTTTCTGGTAAATCGACACATTCCTCTTTCTTCACCCGGAATGCAGCAGAGTAAATTTTTTCTTCTAATTCATCTAAACGTTGATAGCCTGTTATCAAAGGAAAGTGACGGCCACCAGAAGTTGGTCGATTAATAATCTTGGCATATCGTGCACGAAAAGCATAATAGTTTGACTGACCGAGTATCTTTGGATCAAGAAAAGCAAACTGTGTATAGATATCCAAAGGTGATTTAGTGACAGGTGTACCTGTTAGTATTCTTTTATAATTTATATCCTTTGCTAGTTTTATTAAGTTTTTTGTACGTTTAGCATTGTGTGTTTTGATGACTGTACTTTCATCAACAATCATCATTGTTTTTGTTTTATCTTGTACACTTAAATATTTTTCTAAAAACTTTACACCTTTGGGTGACGAGATAGCTTCAATGTTCATCAAAAAAATATTCAATGGCACGACACTTTTTTCTAATAAATCTGTTAACTTCGCTTTCGTGACAGGATCTTTTAAACTAGGGTCCCACGTGCTAATTGCATATTTTGTTTTTTCAGGTGCAACAAATTCTATAATTTCTTTATACCAATTACGATACACGGACTTCGGTGCAAGAATTACACAGTTATCCACATCTTTATAATGATGCAAACCCATGAGATCCATGATTGCTGTAATAGTTTTACCTGTTCCCATCTCCATCAAATAGGCGAAATTGTTGATGTTTCGATCGTGACAAATTCGTTTTGCCTTTAGTTGATGAAGAAAAGGTTCCTTCAAAAAAAAGTTAGCCATATACAAAATAATATATTGCATTTTGTTAGGATTTCAAGTATAAGATTTGTATTGAACAATTAAGTGTTTAGCTGACACTTATGGCTTGTGGCGGAACAACGTTTTCAACAGAGGCGTAACGCACAGGGGTGATAGAGTAGGGCCAACTGGCTGAGGCTATCATGAGTAGGTTCGAGTAGGGTAGATGAACAGTTTATCTGTGTCCCGAAAGTTGGAGGTGAAACAACTAATCCTCCCAAGCTGTTCTAACAAAGGAGGCAAACATGGCTAGCGTAATTGACTTTGAAGACCTCAAGCAAGATGCGGGGGATCTCAAAAAACTTCAAGACGATGATCTATCGGGATTATCAAAACTCATACAAAAACAATTAGATTTAGACTCTGAAATAGAAAATATGGAAGAGACATTAAAAGATATGAAACGTGAAAGAGATATTCTTTCTAGTGAAACAATTCCTACTAAAATGCAGGAACTAGGTATTAATGAAACTATAATGAAAGATGGCAGTAAAGTGACTGTCAAGGAAGGATTTCATTGTAGAATACCTAAAGCTAAAGAAGAAGAAGCATTACAGTATTTAAAAGATAATGACCTCGGTGACATTATAAAAAACCAGGTATCAACAAGTTTCGGAACGGGTGAAGACAATATGGCTGGAGATTTAGCTGGATATATTGAATCAAACTTCGGCATCACCCCAGACGTGAAAAAATCAGTGCACCCTTCGACACTGAAGGCGACTTTAAAAAAGCGTCACGAAGAAGGACTAACGGACCCTGATGATCTCTTTGGGATCTTCATACGTCCAGAAACAAAAATAACAAAAGGAACAAAATAAATGACACAACAACAAAAAACCAAAAACGAAGTAGCAACAAAAAAATCTACTGCCGTTACTGCTGCACCGATTGATTTGAGTGTAGTAGCCCAAGACCAAGGTAAAGGTTTAGCTGCCGTTGATATGAACAGCACTGCTATACCTTTCTTGAAAATACTTAGCTCAATGTCTCCGCAGACGAAAAAACAAAAGAGTGAGTATGTTGAGGGGGCAGAAGAAGGTATGATTTTCAATACGGTCACAGAGGAAACTTTTGACGGTACTGAAGGTATCTCAGTTATACCATGTTACTTCGAGCCTGTTGCACTAGAATGGTCCGACCGTGGTACAGGGTCCTCGGCTCCCATCGTGCACCCAGTGGATACTCCTCTATGGGATAAAACTACAAAGGATGCAGAGGGTAAATCTAGGCTTCCACAGGGTACTTACTTAGAAAGAACTCATAATCATTACTGCCTCCTTACAAACAGTGAAGGACTAACCTCGCAGGTCCTTATTTCAATGAAAGTGAGTGGCTTATCTAAGTCTAGAAAATGGAACAGTCTCGTTATGTCAGCGAAGGTGAAGAATGGTGAACAATCCATCAACCCTCCTAGTTGGTATTTCAAGTATGACTTGACCACCAAACCACAATCCAATGACAAAGGTGATTGGTATAGCTGGGATATTAAGAGAGGTGATGTCGTTTCGGCTCAAGAATACGAAGATGGAAAACGATTTCACAATGCAGTGAAAAAAGGATCTGTTGAGGTCAACTACGAACAGACGAATGAGAGTTCTGGAACAGATAAACCAGATACTGACAATCCTTTTTAAGGTGCTAGGGGGACTTCGGTCCCCCTCTTAATTGAATGGAAGCGTATCTAAAATTCAAAGCAATCTTTAATGGGCTAACACGTGCCCATGGGGTTTTCTACAAAGGTGAAAAGAAAGAAAGCGGTAAGGTCGGTGGCAAAGCTTTTATTATTAAAGAAGAAGTTACTGATAAGCATTGGAAAGACCATATCGAAGGAAATGATCCAAGCCTTGGTATTATCCCTATACGTGACGATGCCACTTGTTCTTGGTCTTGTATTGATGTTGATGATTATTCTATAGATGTACGCAAGACTATCCAACTTTACACAAAATTAAATTTACCAATTATACCTTGCCGATCAAAGTCGGGAGGATTTCACTTATTCATTTTTTACAGTGAGCCTGTACCAGCCGCAGATGCTATCAAAAAACTAACAGAGATAGCTTCGGTGCTTGGATTTGCTGACTGTGAGATATTTCCAAAGCAAGAATCTTTAAATGCAGAGCGTGGTGACACAGGAAACTTTCTCAACCTTCCGTATTTTAAGGGAGATATGTCTGGCAGATACGCCATGGACGAAAAAGGAGAGTCATTAACGCTTGATGAGTTCTTCAATTTGGTTTCTCAGAAGGCAATCACACACGACCAACTTCAAAACCTATCTGTAAAGCCCTTAAAACAGAAAAAAGCCACTTTTGACGGCCCTCCATGCATCGAAATCATGCAAAATATGGGTATTTTTGAAGGATCGAGGGATGATGTGGTATTTCACTACTGCGTCTATGCGAAAAAGAAGTTTGGACCTGGTGAGTGGCAGAACAAGGTCATGGAATTTAACACCAAATACTGTCAACCACCGATGAGCTACGATCAAGTTAAGCAAAAGATCGATCAGCATGAGAAAAAAGAATATGGCTATAAATGTAAAGACGTCCCTATGCGTAATCACTGTGATAGCTCCAAGTGTCGTGTAAGAAAGTTTGGTATTGGCAGGGATGATATTGAAATGAACATAGCCAACCTGACCAAGTTAGAGTCGGATGAATCAGTATGGCATTTAGATGTGGATGGTAAGAGAATTACAGTCACGACAGATGAGTTAATGGATCAAAGAATGTTTCGTAAGAAGGTGCTAGAAACACACACCAGTTTACCTGTTGAAATGTCCAAGAGGGATTTTGAAGCTAGGATAAGAGAATTACTAGAGCAATGTGAGGTTATTAAGATGCCTTACGAGGTAACAAAAGAAGGACAATTTAATTCACATCTTGATGATTTCATATACAATCAAGCTATCGCTGATGAAGCAGAGGAAGTATTAAATCATTGTGTTTGGAAAACTGACGGCAAAGTATTTTTTCAACTCGCTAGCTTGGAGAGATATTTTCGTAAAATACAATTTAAAGAGTTTAGCTCTACACAAATGGGTTCCCTTATTCGTGATCGAGGTGGTGACTCAAAGCAAGTTCGTCTTAACAAAAATACAGTCAAAAATTTATTCTTTATACCTGACCCACGACCTCAAGAAGAAAAGAAATTAAATGTTCCCAACGTTAAATCCGATGTACCATTCTAGAGTCAAAAAGATATTTGGACCACCAGGTACAGGCAAGACAACATTCTTACTTAATATTGTTGAACAAGAATTAGAAAAGGAGTTGACACCCGAGGATATAGCTTTCGTGGCTTACACCAAGAAGGCCGCAAGCGAGGCTATAAACAGAGCTGCTTATAAGTTTAAGCTCGACCAAAAAGATTTCCGTTATTTCCGTACTATTCATAGTTTAGCATTCCAATGTTTAGGGTTATCTACTAATGACGTAATGAAGTCAAAACATTATCACGAAATTTCTGACATATTAAAAGTTGATCTTGCACCCAAAGATACACATGATGAAGACGGCAACTTTATACAACAAGATCCTTATTTAAAAATTATTGATCTATCTCGTATCACAGGAATAGGATTGTATGACACATTCTCTAAGTTTGGTCACATCGTAGGTGGTTGGAGAAAGTTAGAACAGATTGCCGAGTATCTTAAAGAGTTCAAAAAATCTAGAAAATTATATGACTTTACTGATATGTTGTTAGAGTTTAATCTTAGATCTGACATATGGCCAGAGATAGAGGTATTAATCGTTGACGAGGCGCAAGACCTATCGCTCGTACAGTGGCAAGTTGTTACAAACCTTATCTCTAAATGTAAAAGGGCATATTTAGCAGGTGATGACGACCAGGCTATTTTTAAATGGGCTGGAGCGGATGTTAATACATTTCAGTCTTACCCTGGCACTTCTGTTGTACTCAATAAATCCTACAGAATACCTCAATCCCACCACTTCGTGGCATCCAAGATCGTTCGAAATATCAAAGATAGAGTCGAAAAAGAATGGGAAGCTAAGGATGAAGAGGGCAAGGTTGTTACAGTCTATTCACATGAGGCAATTCCCTACAAAGATAAAGAATGGCTCGTCCTCGCAAGGACTAAATACATACTTAATAAAGTTGAAAAGTTCTTCTTGGAACAGGGTTTCTACTACCAACGATTTGGTCAAAGCAGCATAGCTGACAAATTAAAACACGCTATCGCATCTTGGAATAAACTTTCTGAAGGGGAGAGTGTGGGTTTAGAAGGTGTTAAAGCCATGTATGAATACATGAGCTCTGGTATTGGTGTTCAAAGAAATTTTAAAAATTTAAAAAACTTAGATGAGAAAGAAAAGTTTGATTATGAAAAACTGATGTTTAATCACGGACTCCTGGTGGATAAGAATGCTACTTGGTATCAAGCATTAGATAAAATTCCTTATGGTAAAGTAATGTACATACGACAATTAATGAAACGTGGTATTAACATTTGGCAAAAACCACAAATAGAAATTTCAACAATCCATGGCGCTAAAGGTGGTGAAGCTGATAACGTTGTGTTGTTGTTAGACTTATCTCGTAAGTCGGAAGAAACATTAATTAATAATCCTGATGATGAGCACCGAGTTTTCTATGTTGGTGCTACAAGAGCACGAAAAGAATTATGGTTAGTACGTTCAGAATCAGACAGAGAATACCTGGAGGTGTTACGTTGAGAATCGTATACAATGACGGCAAACTATTTGTTTCTTTTGATAAAGAGCAAATGGATAATATTAAAAAGACATGGCCACAACCTATTGAAATAAATAAAGCTTGGGTGCCTCTTTTAATAAAAGATATTGGTGATGTAAACTTACAGATGTGGCGAGAAAGTTTAGAAAAGAAAAGTAATGCTACATAAGATAAGTAATTTCTGTGATCAAATAAAAAGGATTTATGAGCAATCAGAAAAGCTTCGAAAAGCTAAATATGAAGACAAATTACCCAAAGAAAAAATTGATGTAATTATTGAAGACATTCAATTTCAAATGTACCTATTATCTAACGACAAGGAAAAATATAAGTGAACTGCTATCATTGTAAGAAGGAATTAATCTGGAGCTCCGATATTGATATTTCACATGAAAGTGAAAATTATGCAATAGAATCATACCTTTATTGTGAGAACTGCGGCTCAGAACATTTAGTTTATTTACCAAAAGAAGAGGAGAAAGATGACGATTCAAAATCCACTGTTCGCTCCACCGAGTGAATGGGTGTGTCCCGAATGTATTGATTACAAAGGACAAAGTCCTGTAGCAATTGATTTAGAAACATACGATCCAGGAATCAAGGACCACGGACCAGGGTGGGCTACCGGTAATGGTAAAGTTGTGGGTGTCGCTTTAGCATGGGAAGGTTTTAAAGGTTACTTTCCGATTGATCATGACGCTCCAGGTAACTATGACAAAAAAGTTTTTTTAAGACAGTTTCAAGATTTACTAGACAGATGTCCTGAAATTGTTTGTCACAATGCAATGTATGATGTCGGTTGGATGAGACGCATGGGTATGAGAATTACTTCTAAGATTTGGGATACAATGCTCATGGCTCCTATATTAGATGAAAACAGAATGAGATACTCTTTAAATATTGTGGCACAAGATTATTTAGGCGAAAAGAAATCAGAAACACTTTTATATGAAGCAGCAAAAGAATGGGGTGTTGATGCAAAGAATGACATGTGGAGATTACCACCGATGTATGTGGGCCCGTATGCAGAACAAGACGCAGAGCTCGCATTAAAACTTTATGATGTTTTACAAAGAGAAATTGTTGCACAAGATTTAACTCACATTAATGAGTTAGAACATAACGTTCTACCTGTCTTAATTGATATGAAATGGAACGGTGTTAGAGTTGACGTAGATCAAGCAGAACAAACAAAGAAAGCTTTACTCAAACAAGAGAAAAGTAATCTTCAAAAAATAAAAGAGGCAACAGGTGTTGCGATTAATGTTTGGGAAGCCAAGTCTATATCGAAAATGTTCGATGCGTTGGATTTACCATACGCACGGACTGAATTAACGGGTGCTCCTAAATTCGACAAGCATTTCCTCCGCACACATGAGCATCCGTTGGTTCAAGCTGTGGCAGAAGCCAGAGAATATAACAAAGCAAGAACAACTTTTATTGATACAATTTTAAAGCATGAACATAATGGTCGTATTCATGCAGAGATAAACCAATTACGTGGAGATGGTGGTGGCACAGTCACAGGACGACTTAGCTACAATACACCAAACCTACAACAAGTTCCGTCTTCGAAGGTTTTAGGACCGATGATACGCTCGATCTTTAAACCTGAAGAAGGGATGCAATGGGGTGCGTTTGACTATTCACAGCAGGAGCCACGACTAGTGGTTCACCTAGCTAGCTTAACTGCTGGCGGGTTGAAAGGCGCTGATGAGTTTGTCAACGCATACCATGAAGATCCAAACACAGACTTCCATACCATGGTCTCAGAGATGGCTAAAATAGACCGAAAAAAGGCTAAAACGATCAATTTAGGGCTGTTTTATGGCATGGGTAAGGGGAAATTAAGCTCAGAGCTAGGATTGACTCCAGGGCAAGCTGAGGACCTTTTTGAGAAGTATCATAGCCGTGTGCCTTTTGTAAAAGAAATGATTGAGCGAACCATGAAAAAAGCGGCTGACGTTGGACATGTAAGAACTTTACTTGGTCGTAAGTGTCGATTTGACTTGTGGGAACCATCACGATACGGAGTCCACAAACCACTGCCCAGGGACGAAGCAGAACGAGAACATGGCAAACAAATAAAAAGAGCTTTTACTTACAAAGCTTTAAATAAAATTATTCAAGGATCAGCCGCTGACATGACCAAGAAAGCCATGGTTGATTTACACGCCGAAGGTATTACACCGCACATTCAGGTGCATGATGAACTAGATTGTTCTTTTGACAGTGAAGCACAAAAGAATAAAATTTTAGAAATAATGAAAAATGCAGTTGAATTACAAGTACCAGTTAAATTAGATGCGGAGGTAGGACCATCATGGGGCGAGGCGAAGTAGATAAAAAACTAGACGAAAAAGTTCAAGCAACATTATGTCCACATTGTTCCTATGAACATGTGATTGTTCCGATGTTTCGTATTAAAACTGATCATTATCATTGTTTGTTATGTAAACAATCTTGGGAGAAAAGAGTGAACGGTAAAACTGTTTTCTATCCGATAGAAACAGAAGCTAGTGTTGAGTTCGAAGCTGACTTTGAAGTTTAGCAACGACAATTAATAAACTATTTTTTTGCAAGAGACACTAGTCTAATAACTTTTGCGATACACAAAATTCCTTTCATGTTACGGCCGTTGCTATCCTAAGATTTTATCATTTGCATGACTGTCATGCAATCAAAACAAAACTAAAATTATTTTTCTTGTGTATAAAAGTGCCAGGAGAAAATGACATGACAAAACTAATGAAAGCTTTAGGTAACTTTTTTACCTTAGAACCTAACAGTGAGAAGGCAATCAAAGAATGGTTACAAACCGAATATAAAAAAGATTGGCGTGCTGCTTATGTTCAATTTAAACAAGACGGAACACTTCCAAATTTTGTAAGACGTACTTTATAAAACGTCTTCTAACAAACCAGCTTGAACACATGTGAACTTTAGCGTTACAGTGTTCAATGTCTGGAGGTGTGCTGTCGCTGTTTGATAATATTGATTACACTCTTCATAATCTTGAAAAACAACTTCTGATCCCATCCGAATACATTCTTTTCCGCTAATTCCTAAACAAATCCAACCTACCAAGAAAAACTTCATTTTGTTTTACTCCTATCCCTATTGACATTCATACCATAAATTCTTATATTATACTAAGAAATTAGGACATGGCTTATTTAATTATTATATTCCTTTGTGTGATGTTCGTCATTGCAAAACTGAGATGGTTTATTGGTATAGGCTTATGTTCCTACGTAATATTAGTATTAACAGGAGTTATTTAATGGATGCTAGCAAATACAAATCCGTGGCTATAAAAGTCGCTGTTTATAATAAAGCACGACCGATGGCAGAAAAAGATTACTGCACCATGGGTGGATTTATACAAAAACTAATTGAACAAGAGGAGAAGAAAAGAAATGGAAAGAAAATACGAAAGTAGATCATTAGAGTTTAGAAAACATTTATATAATGCGATTAGTTACATGAAACACGATCGCACTAATTTTTCACTACCAACGACTGTAGCTTATTTAGAAGGCTACTTAGCAGGTGTGGAAGCATTAGAAGATGAAGAGTATGATAAGTGGTTAGAGGATCAAAAAGAAAATGCAGATCCTACGCCTAATCATGCAATGTTTTCACATGGTGTGCAAGTCACCAAGTAACAAGTTCCGACTACGCCGTCTAGTTCGGTTAAAGCAGATGGATAGTGTGAAGAAAGATAGGCTTTGAGATGACTGTCCGATTCTTTCTACTGACAATTGTGGCTTTACTATGTTTATTATCTTACACAATTGGAAGTGTTGCCCGCCGGGGACACATGAAAAGCTGTGAGTTTTGGTTAGGCGTGCCTTTCCGCTTTCCACGACTCAGACGGTAGGACTACAAAGGAGGTAATGATGGCTAAATTTAAACCAGTGTATGAACACCAAGACGGCAGAGGTTGCTCTGTTCGTTATTCTCAACAACGTGATAAAAGAAGAAGAGCTCGCTTGCTCGCAGAAAAACTGATGGGTAAAAATTATTTTACCAACATGCAAGCAGTCATAATGGAAGCTGCGATTGAATTATCTAAACAAAAGGAAAAGAATGAACGTCTTTAAGTTAGATAAATATATCGCTCGTGTCGAAAGCATGATTGAACGAAAGAAAAAAGCCATACGTAATAGCGAAGGAGATACACACTGGTTGGACACAACCAAATTAGATTTTTACCAGTATAAGTTAAAGAGTCTTATGGACATGCAAAAAAATGGTGAAATCTACTATATTAAGTTTTAAATATCGCTAAAATATTGTCATGAATATCAACATGATGACAGAAGACCTGGAAGCTCTGATTTCCAGGCGTATGGTTTTAGATTTAATTGATCACGATCAAAGTTATTTTAAGAATAATAACGAGAAAGTCGAAGCGTTACGGGCCTGTGCTGACCTATGGGATCATGAATTAGTGAATGATACCAAGGATTTACAAGAGGCTACACGCCGTCTAATTATTCAAAAATTGTCTAAACTGAAGAACGGAAATGTGTTATCTTTCCCAAGATGATAAGAGATATTGTAAGAGCGGTTGAAATTTTTACAAAAGTTTCGGATCCACCTGAGATGTTAGAGAAAATAATGTATCGGGTGATTTATCGTGATGGAAGTAAAGATGAATTCACGCATGAAGAGTGGAATAACATTGTCACCAGGGGTAGTAGAGCTTTGATTGAGAACCAAAGCCCACGGACCACCTAGTTTATTCCTTTTTTTCTGCCAATTTAGCCTGTAAGAGAGCAATAACGATGTACGCTTCCTCTAATTTCTTTTCTAACTCTTGCATGATAAACCTCCTTCATATGCGTTAGTGCGTACCGACCACCCTATCAAAGTTCGATTTTAAAAGTCAATATATCTTTGATCTTGACTTTTATTTTTGTTATGTTCTTAGTTGTATAAGGTCAAAAGACCAGGAACCACGGACCAAGGAGATTACAATGGCAGAGAGAATGACAGGCAAACAAAAAATTAAAATGCTTAAAGAAAAATTAGGTAAAACTACCAAAGGGATAGCAGGAATGGGTGCTATGGGCATGGGTTCAGAAAAATTAAAAAATTTATTAAAAGAAGCCAGAAGAAGAAAACCCTCCAAGAGAATTAATATGGATGATCTTTTTAATGCGGATAAATACAAAATGAAAAAACCTAAAAGAGCACCAATGCAAAAAGGTCCACGTCCAATGAGACCTATCCGTGGTCCAAAAAGACAAGCTCCCAGTCCACAACTTGTAATTGCTAGAAGAAGAGCAAAAGTGAAAAGATAATGGCTCCCCCTCGTGTAAAATCAACAGGTACACCAAGAGGAATAAATAGACCTGGTTATAGTACACCTAAACCTGTAAACGTTAGTCAAATGATGAATCAGCCCATGGGTGCTGGTATGTCGATTGCTATGGCAGGTAACACAGGTCTAGCAGGTCTTTCCGAAAATCAAGCAAATCAAATCAAACAAGGTCAACAAGCTCTTAATCAATTTAAAGGAAACACAACCGAACCAGTAACTTTTCAAACTATCGGACAACAGTTTGGTGAAATTGGATCGAAGTATCGAAGACCTGCTGACAAAGCAAGATATGCTGATCGCATGAGAATGTTAAACCAAGGTATTGCTGCGGGTGGTAAATTTTTTGTTGGACCTGATGGTGTTCCTCGTTTTAGTTTTATGGGTGGGGACACGATTGTCCGTGACGCTTCTGGTAAACAACTATTATCAATGTTACTACCTGAGATGACCGCATCTGCTCCTACTTTAGGTCAATTAGGTGGTGACATTTCTAGAGCATTTACTGGCTACGATAGTTTAAAATATCCAAAACAAGAGTTTCAAGGACCTTTTCCTGTAGGTCAAAATAGAAATATGCCTTACATGGAATCAACACCAGGAATGATGAGTGGCATTAGTCCCTTATCTTTTATACCTGGTGCTGGTTTGGCAATGAAAGCTGTTGATATAGGAAAAAGTTTATTTGATAAAGGTATTGGTTTGTTTAAAGGTGAAAGTCAATTCGATAAACCACAGGCTTCAGGTTCTATTCCTGACTCAGGTGAGCGTTCAATTAGTGGTTTGTCTCCCTTACAACTACAAGTTTATAACGCTGTAATTCAAATTCCTGGAAAAACTCATAGTGAAGCATTGGCTGCGGCTCAAAGACAAAATTTTGCCAACGGAGGAATTGCTACACTTAATTAGTAGGATCGAAAATGTCTACTATTTCTTCTATCATTCCCCTAGGGATCACGGTCGACCGACCAAACTCTTTTGTACCTGGAATAAAGTCCGCTACGATAGTAATTGATTTTTTTGTTTCTTTGATCAGGAGCCCATAACTATGGACCAAACAAGCATCTTCCAATTTATCAAGGTCTTCAGGATCATACCAACCAGACGGATGCTCAACGGTATCGAGCCACGAAACACGGACCAATCTCATAATTCCAATATACATTATTCTACAGAAATTAAATCTAAACTTGTGCGAAAAGTTAGAAATTGGTTTACATATTTACAAAGTAGTAAAAATATATATATATCAAGGCTTATCTCTGTAAATAAGTTGTCATACGGGGGTATGTCGTTGGTTTACAAAATGACACGGTTTGTTGAAAAATATAGCTTTTTTGACACCGCACCTCAAAAAGGAGGTCAAAATTATGCCTAAAAAAGACGTAAAAATGCTCGAATTGACCCCAAAACAGATGAAATTTGTCAATATTTTCATCGAAAAGGGCACAATTCAGAGTGCTAGACAATGTGCTTTGGACGCTGGGTTCGCAGAATCTGGTGCTACAGTCATTGCAAGTCAACTACAAAACCCAAAATATTATCCACATGTGGTTGCAGAAATAGAACGAAGAAGGGCTGAACTTAACAGGAGATATTCCATTTCCTATAAATCACACATACAAAAGCTAGCTGAACTGAGAGATTCAGCAGAGAAAGCTGGTAATTTTACTGGTGCTATTGCTGCTGAAAAGTATCGAGGTATGGTGGCTGGATTATATATTGACAGGAAAGAAGTCATGCATGGCACGATTGATTCTATGTCGGTAGGAGAGGTTGAGGATAAGTTAATTGAACTTCGAAAAAAGTTATCCATTCAAGGGGAGTATGAAATTATTGACCATGACGCATCTGAAGGGACACCTGTCGGAGAGCCTGGCGATGACATACTTATTGAAGAAGGGGAATCTGGTATTCAAGACGATTCATGACACAGGTTGTGTCGATCTTGTTGCCATTGACAAGAAAGGTAAAGTCCATTTATACGACGTAAAAACGTCATTGAAGTATGCAAATGGAAAGAAAAAAGGCAGGAGAATTAACCGAGTGCTGACTCCATTACAAAAGAAATTGAAGGTCGAGTTATTGATGGTTGATTTAGATGAAGAAAGGTGCTGGATCATACAACATGGCGGAAGAAAAGAATCTCTGGAAACAACTAAAAAATAACACAAAATCAATAATTTGGACAAGAATTGAAGCTACATCAGGGTTGGGTATTCCCGATCTATTTGGATTCTATAAACGAGGCTTTTGGCTAGAGCTTAAAATAATAACCAATAATAAATTAAACTTTAGTGCACATCAAATTGCGTGGATTCACAGGCATTATTCTGCTGGTTGCCCTGTATTTGTACTTGCCAAAGACCCTCTTTCGAAGGGGATCAAATTATTCTCAGGCTCCATTGTCCGTGATCCATCGTCCATTGCGGATAAGCCTCCACTATGTTCCATTGTCCCCGGATCCAGGACTCAGGGCTGGGAGCAGCTCCTGCTGATGCTGTCTTCCTGGACTCCTGACAGCAGGACAAGCACCAAGCTCCATTAGTCCATTACCCTTAGGCCTTCGTCCATTGCCCATTACATAAAAGACCTGACAGCGTCCCAGGCAGGAGATGGTAGTTGCAGACCCGGGAGCTGGGATCCTGACGCTTGACTCAGGAGTTGGTTTATGCTACTGCATAAATATTCCTTCTTTGTTTAGTTAGCCAAACGAAACAATCGGTGAGTCGAAGTCCTCGGCTCACCACCCAACTTCCCCCGAAGCAATTTCCATTGTCCATTCCCCTTTTGCCCTTTCACCTAAGCCCTATACCAGACATAGTTCAGGCGTCCCAGGCAGGAAGTTGCTGGTACAGCAGGTTTACAAAAAAAATCTTTTACCTCTTGACATCCCAACATAATGGGACTATATATATAAAAGGTTCAGGTAGTTGCCGTAATGACTCGAGATCCTGAATCGTAGTGAGTGGCTGGTCTGCTGAAACAGGCAGAAAGCAGGATGAAGCGCACGGGACCAGACCTGCACGCTCACACAAAGAGCATCTAAACACTGGCGACTGTGGGTGTACTGGGTCGCACTTGTTAGTCTTGTACACTCATTTGCTCTTACTAAAAGTGTAAGCCCAATCCCCGTAGAGGGTGGCGTGTGAAGTTTGGGATTGATGATCACGCACACTAAACAAAGGAGAAGAAGATGGAAAATTATAAATACGATCACATCATTCAAATATTATTACAGAAGCACGGTTGGGTCCGTGTTCCCTGGTTCGTGAGTCTTAGAGAAGTTCAAGAGAGGTTTTACAATGTCCGTTGAGTGGGGCGACAAGTCCATCACGAAGCATGAAAAGCTAGAGCTTTTGCATTCACAAATACAAGAACTAACTAACGGGACAGAGCTGACAGACTATGATCTTCAGGTCATGCTCTGCATCGTTGAAGATATAAGAGAGGATTATATTGATGCCAGTTGAATTTAAGGAAGACTCCATTAAAGATTGGATCCTTAACAACCTGGACGAGGGACAGGTTGCAGAGGTCGTCCTGCACGGCTGCTCAGGGGGCGTTGTCTCTGAGTTGATTTACTACGCAGACAGTTGTGCGTTCTATGAAAAATACAAAGAAGAAATATGGCAGAGGCTGTGGGACTCGTGGTCAGACTTTGGAAGCGACAGCGTTCTCCATTTCATCGCAACGTTTAACGGTGCCGATGATGTAGGATCTGACGATCAGTTCAGGAACCTGCTGGCGTGGTGGGCATGCGAAGATGTGTGTCGTGAGGTCATTGCAGAGAAAGAAGACAAGGAGACCAATGAGTGCCTAGAAGAAATAAAAACTGCATTAGGTGAAGCTACTTAGTGCCATCGTTCCTATTAACTTTCGGGATTGCCTGCCTGGCTGTGGCTATGCTGGCAATCTCCATTTCCAAAATACCTTTCGGTATAGGTAAAGCATTCGGGGAAGTCATCAGCGTGAGCTGCTGGATCCTGATGGCGAAGATGTTTTGGTTTTTGCTCTCGTGGATTCTCCATTCTCCATTCGCCTCTAACCCCTAAGCATTAGGCTATAGTAAGTCCCTGAGCTGGCGTGCAGACGCTGGGTTGCTGACGAAGATTCGTGTGAAAAAGTTATCCACAACTTTGTTTAATAACTACTTGTAATTAGTTAGGATATGATTATATTAATAATAAGCCAAAGGAGGCAACATGAACAAAAAGAAAGAAATAGACAAGTTAGTTAGACTAACTATTCTAAATAACTTCATTAGTTCGAAGTTGAAAGAGCAAAAGACAATTGTTAAGTCTTTTGTCGGCGAGGAAAAAGTCCTCAAAGGTCTTGAACATAAAATGAATGTTATCAAGCGAGAATATAAAAAGTTTGATAGCGCTCGTTTCAAAGTCGAGCAACCTTTAATGTACAGTCAGTACAGAACTCAAATTGTTGAAAGCATTGAGTTGAAGCCGATTGTCGATCACGATCAAGAGAGCGAATTGCTAACAGAGAATTTCCCTCTGTTGCAAATGCAAACTCAATAATATTAGGCTAACTAAACATTTAGGTGCGAGGGTATTTGCCCTCGTGCCATTCTCCATTTCCCTGTTCCCCTTTAGCATCTTGCACATAGGAGTGATAGGGATTCCCGCCGGGCGGAAGTTGGTTGCATGATCTTCTTATAGAAGCCAATGATGATGTGGTCAAGGGTGCGACAGAATGGTACAAAAGTTATCCACAGAAAAGTTAATAAGTTCTTGCAACTAATTAGGATATATGAGATTATAACTCATGCCTAATAATAACAACAGTCTTATCAATAGACCTTTTGCTAATTTGCAAGAGCGTCTTGATAACGTTCAAAGGCAGGAACGTTCTGATATAGACACAGTAGACAGAAGGGATATTTATCGTGCTATCGCTACTTATCTTGATTCTGAAATTTATCATCTTATTGTTAATACTGATAACCCTGAAATAAAGGCATGGGGTAGACGTATTCTTGGTAAGATTGCAGAAATGCACAAGGATATCTTATAAGATAAACTTAGCGCTGGGGGTTTCTCCCCCAGCCTTTTCCCATCTCCCCCGATCCATTTACCATCAACCTTAGTCCAACACTAGATGTTGGGAGTCCCTTAACCTTGAGCCACCAGATATGGTGGCTTGGGCGAGGGGGTGGGGGGTTAAACGCCCCCTTATGTAACTCCTGAGCAAGCACCTAAGTTGTAATTTACACAAATAATTACTATGATAATAATTCTGATATGAAAGTAGATTTTGATGTGTCCTCAATGGACCAAAATGAGGCTCGTGAAGCACTCTTAAAACTTGAACTAAGAAAGACTCAACTAGAACTTGCAAGTAAGGCAAGAGACTCCTTTATAACGTTCGTTAAAACTGTGTGGCCAGGGTTCGTGGAAGGTGAACATCACATCCGAATCGGAGAGAAGTTTGAAAAGGTACTCTCAGGAGAAATTAAA